GCGCGCTTGATGCGGCCTGTGTCGTGCCTGAATACTACGAGATGGAATTCCTGCATCGTGTCCGAGCAGTACCCGGTGAGTATTTCGTAGGTGATTACCTGTGGTGTTGTCATGTTATGGGCCTCCAATCCCATGTATTCGACCTTAGCGACGTTTTCGGGGTTTGTGGGGGATTCTCAGCCGTTCAACCTTTTTGACCATGCCCATGGGGATAAGCAACACGTTGTCTACTTGCTCATCGTCGGCACAGCTCTGAATCAGGATCAGGTGCCTCGAGCGTTTGCGTTTGAGCCAGTATCCGACCGAATACACGACGCAGGGCTCATCCTTGATGTCATCCAGGTCGCGCCATTCGTTGTTGCCCAAGGTGTAGGCGTCATGCCAGGTGACGCGCACGAGGGGGTTTTGGTCTAGTCGAGCCATACGACGTATTCTGCCGCCACGCGGCCCTTGAACGGATCAATGAAATGTAGGCGTTGGCTGGGTTTGCCTGTCGCAGCCACGAATTCGCGTGCGTATTCATTGTGTGACTCTGGCGAGCCGGTCACAAAGATTCGATTGCCGTTGCCCATGGTCAGGCTCATTGGCGTGTGCCAGTGGCCCATGTAGCAGTCGGTGAACGGCTCGATGACGCCACCGGCCCAAGCGTTGACTTTACGCAAAATGCCGAATGCCGGTGTGTTGCCGCCAAAGCTCTTGATTTCGTCGCCATGCACGAGCAGGGCCGTGTAGCCGCCAATCTTGTAGATCTGATACCAGTCACTTGAGCTCTGCCAGTTATGCACCAAACCCTTGCATTTGTCGCGTGCAATCTCGTACGCGATGCGGTCGATGTTGTCGCCGCCAGGCATGTCGCCTTTGCGACCGAGCCTGCCGTGATTGCCGTACTCGCATACCACATGCACCTTCTCAAAATGCTGTGCCAATGTCGTAACCGATTGCGTGATGATCTGTGCGACCGTGAACAGCTGCTCGTATAAGTGTGCGTGCACCTCGTACACCTGCCCTGGGAAGATGCCCAAGCCCTCGACCATGTCGCCGCCGAGCAGCACCACGACCTCGCGCACCGGGTGATGCTTGCGTTGAATCTCGGTGATGTGAATCGTCTTGTCGATAAACTGCTCAATGCGTTGCGCGCACGTGGTCGGGCCGTAGCTCACCGTTTTCTTGCCGTACTGCCAATCCGTCAAATGCACCAGGGCAACCTCGGGCTTGCCTGTGCGTTTGTCTTTGGTCGGTGGCTTGATGCGTATCGGCTCAACCGCCAGCGCTGCATCTTTGGCGGCCTGGTGCACTGCCGCCACCAGTTCATCCTTGGCAAATTTGGCTTTGACCAGCTGCTGCTGTGTGCGCACCAGCGCCTGACGCAGTTGATCGACGGACTGAAGTTTGGCTACTTCGTCACGAAGCATGGCGCTCGCGGTACCTGTGCACGGTGTTTTGCGTGACTGCCGCCGGGGCTCCGTGTTTGTGGCATAGTTGCGCCAATGATCTGAGGCTGTAGCTGTAGTCCATCAGCACCTCGTGCCATTCGTCAGCGTTGGGTTGGGCTTTGACCCACTCAATCAACGTCGCTAACTTTTCCTTTTTGGGTTCCAATTCGTCGCGTAACGCCATTGCGATGATCCTCCAAGTGGTTGTCGATCTTGCGTTCCACCCTAGTAAGAATCTTGCGCACGTATGCGTGATCCTGCGTGTTTTCTTTGCGTGCTCGCTCAATCAGCCAGGCTGGTAGCCCGGCTGCGATGATGATGGCTGTGGCGCTAATTAGTGCTACGTAGATTTCCGTTGGCATGCGAGTCGATCCATTCTCTGACTGCTGCCGGTATTGATTCTGCCATGAAATACCTAATGTGCCATGGCTCGGATTGAATCTCCCAACTAAAGCCGTATTTGTCGCAGTTGTCGCGCATCCATTGCAGCCGCAATCCGTTGGCGTCAGCCACATCGACAGCCAGCCCCAAATTGTGAAAACTACGACCCGGCACCGCCATCGGCGCCAGCCCTGGCTTTAAGTAGTAGCGCTTCCCTTTGTAGGTGCGTACTGATTTGCTGTTTTGAATCGGGGCCGTGGTGTAACGCGCCAAGAATCCGCGCTCTTGAATCTCAAGGCTCCGATACGTGTCTGCAACGCTGGTCGGCTTCAGCGGTCTAATCCCATCGCGGTGCGCAGCCTTACGCATCGCCTCCCAAGCTTGAGCTGCGAGCGGATGCAGCCTGCCGTAAGGCCTGATTGGTGTCAGCAGGTAGTCGGGCAGCTTGCCCCACTCGATGTTGCGTAGGTCAGCTGGCATCCGTACCGGCTTGACTACGAGCTTCACTTGCGACCGTACCTATGGTCTTTCGTGTTTGCCCAGGCGTAAATCAGCGGTAGCACGGCTGCGAGCCCTGCTTTTAGCGCGCCTTCGACGTTGTAGTCGCTGGTGATAAGCACGGCGACGGATCCAGCGACGAATGCTTTGAGCCAGTCCTCGAGCATGTATTGCCATTTCATTCACTGGCCTCCGGGCTGACAAAATTGGTGCCGTTCCACAAATCGCCAATGCCTGCGTACTTGCCCCGAAAATTGGCGTGGTAGCTGGTTTGTACCCAATGGCCCGGCAAACCGCACGCCAACAAAAACGCTTGACCTGCTGGCTCGCTTTCTGGCAAATCACCGCCTGCACAATCGTCATTGCTAACTACGATTACCTGCGTAACAATGCTGTTGTTGTCTACGTGTGCAAAATGTGCCATTTTTAGACCTTAAACCTTACGTACACAATGCCTGAACCGCCTGCCCCTGATGTGCCAGCAAACGAACCGCCGCCCCCGCCGCCTGTGTTTACCGTGCCGCTGGTAGCAGCGCCGCTACCTGACGCACCAGCACCACCACCGCCTGAACCGCCTGCGCCACCTGTTGCTGACCCGTGACCGCCACCGCCACCAGCCAAGTATGTTGTGCCAGCAGACTGACCAAGCCAAGTAGAAATGTCTAAACCTGCACCACCAGCACCGCCTGTGGTGCTCGATGTTGTTGCACCAGCCGCCGACGAACCGCCGCCGCCGCCTGCGCCGTTGTTATTGTCTTGACCGCCGCCGCCATTATTGCCTTGACTAAGAACCGGCAGAGTTTGTGTTTCCCTGTTCGATCCGCCGCAACTTCCGCCAATAGACGAAAAATTACTAGCAGTGCCAAACTGCCCACACCCGCCACCTACTGCCGTTATTCCTGTTGTACCAACGCGGCTATCGCTACCACGCCTCGCTGTGCCGCTGAGAGATGTTGCCGCACCACCGCCAATAGTAATTGTTTGATTAGCGGTTAAATAAACCGTTCCGCTTACTACGCCGCCTGCGCCGCCGCCACCACCTGAACCAGACGTTTGACCACCGCACCCACCGCCCGCCGCACAATAAAAATCAAACAAACCATTTTTAGTAACAGTCAATGTGCCTGTGCTGCTGAACGTCAACAGCGTGTAGGCCTGACCGCCGACCGTAATGCTGCTGCTGGTGCCGCCTGTGGCAGTGCCATACGTGGCACCTGCTCCACTAAAAAAAGTGAAGGTTGACGCCGACAGTGCAACTAGCGTGCCGCCTCCATATTGCGCCAATGCAAGTGACCCGGCTGTGTTAATCGTGACGCCTGCACCAGCCGTGATTGTCGTGGTGCCTGCGCCTTTGTTTGCAATGAAAATTGTGTCGCCGGTCGAGAATATCGAGTCGTCAACGGTGATTGTCGTTGCGCCTGCGTTGTTCATAATGACGCGCTTGCCTGCGTCACCGACCACGAGCGTGTAGCTGGCGGTCTGATCGTTGATCGGCAGGTTGGTGATGTCGTTGAGCTGTGCAGCCGTGAGCACAGCGCCAGATACGAACGGGAATGGAGTCGTCATAGCTACCTCATCCTAATACGTTCGTGGAGTCCATTTGACCGTAGGTGGCATCGTCAAGAATCAGCTCGTAAACGATGGTGGTCGGGCTGGTGTAGAACGTGATGCGATGCCCGGCATCGACCGTGATGCTGCCGCTGATGCCCTCGATGGCGAGCTCGGTGGCAATTTGTGAGCCGAGCCCTGGGATGTCTTTTTCAATGCTGATCGTGTCGCCTATGTCGATGGTTGCCACGCTGTCGCGCTGCAGGCTCGTCAGGCGGCTGAACGTGGTGCTCAGGGCTGTGTAGCGCGGCTCGGGCTCAGGCTCGAGCAGGTAGGCCGCTAAGGCGTCAATCTGGCCTTGCACATGCAGCAGACTGTTCGTGATCGACTGTGACTGCGTGAAGTATTTGGCGATGCTGCCTGCGTCGCTGTCGGTGGCTTCCTTGCCATCCAAACCTTTCACGTAGGCGCGATTCACCACGTTGTCGGCATCAAATTCGACCTGCAGCGATTCGTAGTTGGCTCCAGTGCCATCATCTTTGAAACTGATGACCGGGGCGCTGAGCGTGTTGCCGATACGCGGCTGGAACACGAGCTCGCCATCAGCTGCGATGAACAGGCGGCCCTGTTCAGCCTGGTTGATTTGCTGCAGGTAGCTGAGCGTGTTGGTGCCCTGCTCGACGGTGTATGCCGAATCGTGCCCGAGATCGACCGTGCCTGTATCGATGTCGGTTGTCCCGGTGTAATCCACCTCGGGCAATGCGAGCACGCTGGTGATGCGTTGACCTGACGTTTGTGCCGTGACGTTGTATTCATCGAGCTGTGTTTGTGCGAGTTTGTAGAACTCGTCGGCGCATTGCACGTTGACGGTGTTGGGGCCAGCCAGGGCGAAGTCGTATGAGTAGCCAGTCACATAGCCGGTAAAAAGATTTGTGGTGTCGCGTAGCAGTCTGACCTGCCGCATCGGTGCAAGCCCTGGCTGATTGTTGGCTGGGTCGTAGTAGGGGCTGCTCGAGTCGTAGGGGCCGAGGATGCCGGTCTGATCAAGCATGGTGAAGCTCATGGTGCCTGCACCGAATTGGTCGTCAATCTTTTCGCGACCACGTTTGTAGTCGATGCTGGTCACGTATTCGGTGATGTCGGCGAACTGTGTCGTACCGTCAAGCACATAGGTGGTGTTATTCAATAGGCCTTTGGTTGCGTCATTAAGCACGAATGCGTCAACTTGGAACCCTGTGTCGAGCTCCAGCGTGTAGGTGCCTGATTGGACTACCTGCTCGGGCATTACGCCACCGACACCTGAATCGGGCCGCTGCGACGGTTGTATTGCTTCAGCGCGTTGACGATGATGTCACCGAGGCGTGCGTCGGCGACGGTCGAGTTGATGTTGATCGTGACTGAGCCCATTTGGTTGGCGCGGTTGAGCGGAATAACAGCCTCTGGGCCTGCCTCACCTATCATCGCTAAGGTCGGCCCGGTCACGATGCCGCCCTCTGCCAGCATCGGGATTTGCGGCACGCTGAACCCTTTGCCACCGAGCCCTGGTACCCAGTCGGGCACCTTAAATGACAATTTGCCTACGGTGCTGTTCCACAGTCGTGCGATGCCGTTGAAAATGCTCTTGTAGAAATTCAGCACCGTGTTGAGGTAGCCCTTGATGAAGTCAACGGAGCCCTCGATGGCGGTCTTGATGAACTTGAACATTGCGTCAATGGCGTTGCGAAACGTCTCGGATTTCTTGTAGGCGATGACCAGTGCGGCGACCAGGGCTGCAATGGCGATCACGACTACGCCGATTGGGTTGGCTGCCATGACGAAGTTGAGCGCGGCCTGGGCGACCTTGACGACTACGAGCGTCGCTTGATACACCTTCATTGCCGCGTTGATCGCCAGGATCGCACCGGCGAGGCCACCGACCACGCCCATCAGAATCAGCACTATGTCGGTGTTTTCCTGCATCCACGTCGCCACAGGTATCAGCTTCTCGACCAGCGCGGTCAGCACCGGCAGGAACGCGGCACCAATCGATTCCTGTGCCTCACCGAATTGAATCTGCAAGTTTTTCATCTTTCCTGCCTGCGTTTCGGCAGCCTGACTCGCAGCGCCAGTGTGAATCTCCAGCGCCTGCATCACCTCATCGAATTCGGCGCCACCTTTGACCATCTGCCTGACGTATGGGTCGAGAGCGCCGAGCGCCCTCATGTTGCCGTTGGCAGCCTGTGCCATTGCGTCGGTGACGGTTGCCAGGTCGTTGCCTGTGGAGATTGCGATGTCCTGGGCTTTGACGAGCAGCTCTTGGGCGTAGTTGGCTTCACCGACCGCATTGACCAGCGTTGCCATAGCCGGGCGTAGCTCATCGTCGGTCGTAGCGGTCAACCTTGACTGTGCGCTAATGAATTCTTCGGTCTTGGCAATCTGCTCATCGGTCGCCATACCGGCGCGACGCATCACGCCTGCCAAGTGATCTTGTGCGGCTGCATCCTCCATCGCAGCCTTGGCAGACACACCGATAATGCCAGCGAGAGCGCCGATGGCAGCGGTCGCTGGTACGGCGGCCTTGGTCAGTGCGAACTTGGCTTTGGCGCCAGCGCCCTCGAGCGACTTGAACTCGGCGATAGCCGACTTGATGCCTTTGCTATCAAACTCGGAGACGATGGGTATTGATACAGCCATTAGGACATCCTACGAATCTTTGCTAGAGCCGGTCACGAGATTGCGGTTCACTTCGTTCATAACGCGCTCGCACAGTCGCAGCATCTCGTCATCGACCTGCGATTTGTTTTTCTCGTAGCTGGGCCACATGACACGCGATGCGCTGCCCCAACGATTAGCCAGGGCACGACCGAGAGCGTTGCTCGATTTACGGCCTGCGATGTCATAAGTCTGATTGGCAATACCCGACCACACCAACCGAAACGTGCCCACATTGACGGTGTTGCCCCTGAACTCTTTGACACGCCGCGTACTGATCTTGGCGACCAGCAGCTTCTGTGCGACGCTCTGCTTCCATCCGCCCTCGCCAATAATCTCGTGACCCGATTTGGTTTTCCATTTGCGATTCAAACCCGAAAGCGGTGCATCGCTAGGTATGACCGATTTAGCGTCATCAATCACCGACTTGACAATTTGCTTGTAATCCTTGGTGATTTCACGACGCAACGACTTGTCAATCTTGTTGAGCTCCTTGAGGGCATTTTTAATGCCGTACACCTCGAGCTGCGTGTCAACGGCCATGTCGGTTTGCTTTCTCTGACAGAAACTGCACGGTGCGTAAATCCTCCAACTCGAACGGTACGTCTGGCGGCCAGTATCCGGTGGCGAGCAGCAGGTCTGCTAGCTGGCGCCGGTAACTGCCGCTTCCGTAGGGTTTACCTGTATCGGCTGCACCTCGATCAGCTCATCCAACGCATCCTCGAACTCCGGCCAACTGCGATTCTCTTTGCCCAGCTTGGTCAGCTTGTACCAAAACAGCCAGCCGTAATCATCCAGGCGTTCGCGTGTCACGAGGTTTTTGCTGCTCGTGCCGTGCGCAGTCTCCCACGCACACACGGTGCCAAGATTCGTCGTAACAGTTTCTGTCACGATTTGCCCCGATGGCTGTGCATACGCCATCGTGATCTTTAGTTTCATGGCGTCGTGTCTTCGACGAGCGTGCCACCTACCAGGCTGATTTCGCATTCCTGTAGCTCACCAACGGAGGCATTCACGACATCCACGCTTTCCAAGAACCCCCCGGTCACCTGATACTCCACGTTGTCCGAGCTGATAGCGCCGGTGCTGCGACGTGCAGCCACGTAGCAGCGCGTGCCCACCAGGGCGGCGATTGCGTTGAGCATCGTGTTATTGACCAGCAGGGTTGCGGTGACTTCCACGTTGGTCAATCCGCCGACCATCTGGCGGCCTGTGTCGCCCATTGATGACTGGTCAAGCGCCTCGCGGCTCTTTACGACGCTGACGCTGATCACCTGGTCGGTGTACGCGGTGCCCGGCGACGATGCGCCAATTGCGAAATACGCTGGGCCGAGAATCGTGGTTGCAACTGCCATGTGACGTGACTCCTTGAAGTGGAGGCTCGCTGCAAGCCAATCCGCAGTCTAGTAGCCCTAGGGGCTTACTTTGGTGCGTATGGTGAGCTCGTAGGCGCTGTAATCCATGCCGCCATAACTGACCGTGGTTGGTCGTGCCGCGGTCAACCCAATCTTGGCTTCACGCACCAGGTCGGCTGTGTCAAGCAGCGTGTCCATAGTGCGGTTGTCTCCGATGCCCGGCGCAATAATCACCACACGAAATTCCATGTCTGCGTTGACGTTGGTATTCAACGAAATCGTCGGAGCCTCAACCAATGCGCATGGTGGGTTCAGTGTACGTGGATCATCAAACACTTTCAGCCCTGTGATGGCCTGCAATGTGCTTACGAGCTGGTCGTAGCCGGTCTTGAACAGCTGGTCAGGCATCAGGCGACCTGCGGTTTATTCACACCGAGCAGGCGCATGATTTGACCAAAGTTGCCTGCCACCGGGCCACCGACAGCCAGCGGATCGAACGACGCCAAGCCCTCGACGCTGCCCTTTTCGCGGTACAGCACCGCTGCGTACATCGTCGTGCCTAGCTTGACATCGAGCCCCGGCACGGTGCTCGGCGAATCCCAGTAGCCCGATTCTTGACGCCTACGGAATGCGAATGCGTTGGCTGCACCGACCGCCATGGTGGCAATGTCGTAGTCGGCGCTCGGGCTCGTAAAGGTGTAGCCCAGATAATCCTCGAGGTCGCCTTGCACGATCCACGTGCACGTAACCGAATAGGTGAGGCTGCCTGACGCAGCTGCACGTTCCTGGTCGTCTGCCGTGAGCGCAAACTGGATTTGATTCGGGATGATGCGCGCCGTGTCGTAGGTGTAGTCACCTTGCTCGGTCACGCCAGTGAAGTAATACTCGGGCAGCGCCCTAATGACATGCGTGCCATTGAAACCCGACAGGCCGCTAATCGTAATCGACTGCCCAACCTCAAATTCGGGTTGCTGCAAAACCTGCACTGTGGCGACGTTATCCACCACTTGGGAGTGGGTGATGGTGTACGTCGCCACAGTGTTAGTCGCTTGGAGGAGGCGAACTAATTGTTAGGCGTAGGTGAAGCGACGGAACTTGGTGCCATCAAGCATGAGCGTGGCGAAGTAGCCACGGAAGCTGATTTGGCGGGCCAAGATGTCCGGCTTCTCAACGCTGACCGCGCCCTTTTGCTGTTCAAAGATTTCGAATCCAGCAAACGGACCGGCGGCGCAACCGACGATCGCGGTCTTGGCGGTGAAGTTTTTGTCAACCACCATGCTCAAACCGAGCGGGTTGCCGTTCCAGCTGCCGGCGTTTTGCGTGCCAGCGGCATTGAACGGTGCAACGGTCGGGAACAGGGGGCGGTTGGAACCATCGACAAGTCCACCGAGCTTGGCCCACATTTCTGGGTCAACGAACAGGTGCGTTGGCAGCACGTTCGTCGAGCCAGCGATGTTTTGGGCTGCAACGTAGATCTCATTAAGGATGGACGCGGCAGTGCCGGCCCAGGTGCCTTGGTCGGTTGCGTTGCTGCGCAGCTGGTCTGCCGCGTAGTTGTCGGTCTGATCGGCGTACTGGTTGGCAAGGTCTTGCAGCACGATGTTGACGAATGCCGGGTCACTCCAGTCGCCCAGCTGTTCCGCAACGCGCACCGTGCCACCGAACGTCAGCTTGGTGACGGTGTTGGAGCTGATGACCATGGTGGTCGAGCTCAATCCGTCGAGCTGGTTGGTTTGCTGTGCCACCGACGTGTGCGTGGTGATTTCGGGGCGAATGAACGTCGCGCCGAATGCCGGCATTGCACGTGCACCAATTGCAGACACGACTGGTCGCAGGTAGTTGATGTTGTCGTACACAGGTCCGACAATCGGCACTGGCAGCAGGCCTGGTGCGTCGCTAGTGAGTTCGTCACCGGCAGCGGCTTGCACCGGGTTGTAATACGCCTGGTGATCGGTGATGAGTTGGTTGACGTTGCGGAACGAGTCGCCACCTTTGATGAACGCGCTGATGTATTCGGCAGCTGAGGGCAGGCGGCCTGGGACGCGGCGCGGTTCTGCAAACACGAGCGCCGATGTCGGACTGGCGGCTGGTGTGTCTGCGACGTTTGCGGCGCTGGCGATTTTGTCGGTCATTGGTTGTAGCTCCTCTGTCGGTTTGGATTCGGTCGCTGCAACCTCTGTAATCGTAGCACCGCGAAATGCCGGTGCGGTGACTAGCGATAACTCTACCCAGTCACCCTTTGAAATGACCATGACGCCCTCATCGTCGTAACTGAAATTGACTGGGTTGACGCCGACCGATACGGCATCGACCGCCCCATCCTTGATCAGCTCGAGCATGTCGTTGCCCTCGGATGTTGCGCTGATTCGGGCCGTAAACAGCATGCCTTTTTCGGAGTCGACGCGCCCGGTAACGACACCGACTGGTGCCTTGTCATCGTGGTACTTCAACAGCTTTGGTTTTTTGCCGTTGGTGGGCAGGCTGCCGCGTTCAAATTTCACGCGCGTGCCATCGCTAACGGTGGCCTCGACGTCCCAGGGCACTGCCACGCCCGAGATGGTGCGTGGCGCGTCGCCTTCCTCGGCAATGATGAACGTATCGGTGGCGGTCAACTTGATCATGTGTTTCCTTCCTGAGAGGGTAGCGCCGGGGAGGGTGCAGCGTTACCCGCCCCCGGCACCTCGTTTGCTTCCTCCAAGTAATACTCGACGTCAAGATAAATGTAACGACCGCGTGGTGTCACGTTGTTCATGCTGAGCGTCTGCTCAATGCAATCGATGTACGGTTTGGCTCCGAACAGGTACAGGTCTTGCCGCGCCTGGAGTGCGTTTTGGTACGTCATGCCCGATCCTGTTGGTGCTCCAACAAGGTATGGCGGAATGTTGGCGATGCGCGCCATCTCAAGCGCCTGGTAGGTGCGGGCCTCGGTCAATTGCAGCTTGCTCGGATCCATGTACGACTCTTTCCAGTCGACGTACTGGTTAAGCGCAGCAATTGCGTTGTTGTTGCGCGCGGCAGCAAACCCTGCAGCAAGCTCGCTAAGTTCCTCGGCGCTTAAAGGCTCGCCCTCGGTCTGTTTGAGCACGCCTGCTGGTGTCTGGTTGCGCGCAAAACGCTCGGCGCTGGTGTCGAGGTTAATGTTGGTGCGAATTGCCCTGGCACCCATCGTGAGTAGGCCTTGAATCGGGCTGATGAATTGCACCACATCCTCGGTGTTGACCTTGAGGCCTTGAAATACAACTTGTTTGCTCGGGCCGTACCAGAGCGGGCCTGCTTGGTCAAGTGTCTGCACGTCGTTGGCGGGCACCCAGGTGAATGTGGCTGGGAATCCGTTGCCGAATCGGCTGGTGATAATCCAGAATGCGCGACCGTAAAAAATGAGGTCGTCAGCAGTCCAGCTCAGTATGAAATTGCGGGTCACTGCCGGGTCGGGTTGCATGAACCACGTGTCATCAGGCAAATCAATGTCTTCGTACGAATCGTTGACGTACTGTTTGGAGTATTGGCGGATTGGTAGGCAGCCAATCATGCCGCAGATCAGGTCGCGTGCGCGGCTGATGGTTGGGATTTGTATGGCTTGTTGGCGGTTGAAGTCGGCTGTGTAGTTGATGAAGTTGCCGACGAGCGGGTTGCCGCCTGCCGCAGCTCCGACGCTGGCTTTGCCGTTGGTCAAGGTGCCGCGTTTTAAACTGAATAGTGATGCCATGGCTGGTCAGTCTAGGCGCTCGATGCAATGACAGGTCGGTTGACAATTGGTCGCGGTCGAGCAGACAATCCGACAGCCCACACCAAGCATCGCGCCAACTCGATTGGCCCGGCTGATTTTGTAGAGCTTAACGCGATGCTGCCAGGCGTCTTGACAGCGACAGCGCGACCGACATGCTCGGCAAGCATCGTCTCGCCGGTGTGATTGACGCGGCCTTCGTTGATGAGTTGACGCACCATCGATGTGTAGCGCGTGATTTCTTGGTAGCCGACGATGACGCGACGCCTGGCTAGATCAGTCGGGCAGTTGGTGTCGAGTGTCGGAGTGATTGCAACAGTCAGATTTGGGTTGTCGCGCATCTGAATCCTGATGTGTTCCCACACCTGGGTAATCGTCTCGCACATGAACGCGACAGTCGCAGTCAGCATCCCAGCAGAGTTCGCGTTGCAACGCACCGCCACGTAGCGCCCATCCTCCATCGCCACCTCGACCGCGAGCACGCCACCGGGCATCGGTGGCTTGTCGGTTGCGTGTGATTCCCATTTGCCTGGCGGCAGCCAAGAGATTTCGGACTGTACCCATAGGTTCACGCTAGATCGCAGGAAGCCTGCACGATTCGGAGACTTCGACTCTTGCTGAATCGTACGTATGTCAAGCGTGTGCCCGAGTGCCGGGTTGGCGTACTCCCACGCGGCCTCGCTCATCGGCTCGATGTCTGGCGGCGGCGAGTATTCAGCCAAGTAAATGCCAGTGCTCTTATTCTCATCAATTGCACGCAAGCCTTGCTCACGCCAACGCAGCATCGCTACCGATTCCTCGGTGCCTGCCGTTGACCACATCGAGCACAGCGGATTGGGTCGCGCACGCTGGGTCGGCAGCAGGCCGATGTCAAGCGTCTCCGAATCGATGCCGAATACTTCGTCAGCCAAGATTAGGTCAACGCTCATGCCGTGACCGGCGCTCGGGCGTGCAGCTTTAACGTGCCATGCGCTGTCGCCAATCTTGATGCTGTTACGACCGTAAGCCCACACCGCTTTGACATCAAACTTCGCCTCAAGTATCGGCGCAAGGTCTTGGAACAGTGCAGTCGCCAGATCGAGCCGGTGCGCAGTGGTCAGAATTGTTTGCGGCCCTGCGTGCCTCGAGTAATCGGTCAGCCACCATCCGAGCAGCGCCTTGAGCGCAACCGTTTTGCCGTTTTGTCGGGCGACACTGACGAGAGACAGGGGGTTGCACCATCGACCTTCGGCGTTGACGCTGAGCTGACCGTTGAGCACGTGCACCTGCCAGGGCATGAGCTCCACTCCGAGGACACGCTTAGCCCATTGGGCCACTTCGGGCCCATGTGATCCAGCGGCATCCGACACGATCGTTTCAATGCGCGGCAAGTCATGACCTTTTCCTTTTCGCTCTGGGCTTTTCCTTTTGGATAAAGAAAGAGA